GCTGAAACCACAAAATTTTCAGTTGATGCAAGCGGTAACGCTACAGTTACCGGCACTCTAGCTGTTACAGGTGCAACCACTATAACGGGCGCGGTGAAAGCTAAACGCTCTGTGGTGAAGACTTGGGAAGCGGCAGGGGCAATATCTGAAACCCTATCTATCGCTGACTCTGGTGCTATCGTTCTAATCCACGGTACTCTGGATAATGTTATTACCTTACCAGCCGCCGCTACCGCAACGGAAGGCGCGTATTTCGACTTCTTGGTAACCACTGCTGTAGGTTCTGGCAAAACAACGACTATCGTTATCCCCACTGTGACGGGTAGCACCTTCTTGGCCCAAACGCAATTAGCGGCAGGTACTGCGGCTAACCCTGTTATCACAAACGCAGGGGACACGTTTACCTTTGTAGCGGGTTCAGGAATAGGCTCCAGATGCCGTATTACCTGTATAACTGCTGTGACTGGCGGCAAGCAAGTGTGGATGGCAAGCTCTGTAGGTACGCCTATCTCTACAGTAGGGTAACTATTTTATTGGGGCAGAAATGCCCCTTTGACGGAGGCTTACAATGGCTGACACGGTAGCAACACAGACAATATCGGACGGCGCTCAGTTTGCAACATTCAAGTTTACCAATGCTAGTGATGGATCTGGGGAAGACGCAGTTAAGAAGATTGACGCTTCTGCTTTAGTGGTTAACCCAGTCACTAAGCAGGCTTGTAGCAGTGTCTCAATATACGGGATATGGTACAGCACTATTGGCATGAGCGTGACAATTGATTTTGACGCTAGTTCAAATGTTTTGGCGTGGAATCTTATTGCTGATTACTCAGATAATCTAGACTTTTCTAGCTTCTCAGGCATACCCAACAATGCAGGTAGCGGTGTTACGGGAGATATAGATTTCACTACGGTAGGTCACTCAAACGGTGACAGCTATACTATTGTGATGAAAGTTCTTAAACATTATGGCTGATAAGAAAAAACGTAAAAAGCAGGTTAACGCCCCTGTAGGCAGTTCGGCTTTCAAGGCCCGTATGGAAAGGCAAAAAGCCAGAAGGGCTATGGACAAGAAGGGCAAAGATGCTAACGGTAACGGAAAGGCTGACAAACGTGAAGGTAAAGACATCAGTCATAAGAAAGCGTTGAGTAAGGGCGGTAGTAACAAGGATGGCGTTACGATAGAAAGTAAATCGGCCAATCGTAGCAGAAACTTTAAAAAGAAAAAAAAGAAAGGCTCGTAGATATGCCTGTAAAGAAAAAAGCTAAGAAAGCAAAATCTAAGGTAAACGAGGCTGGTAATTATACAAAGCCTGATATGCGTAAGCGTCAGTTTAATCGCATAAAGGCGGGAACCAAGGGCGGCAAGTCTGGGCAGTGGTCTGCTAGAAAAGCTCAGATGCTTGCTAAAGCATACAAAGATGCTGGTGGAGGATACAAGTAATGAAAAAAGCTATGGATATGAAAAAAGCGCGACCTATGGCAGGCGGTAAAAGGGTCAAGGGAACGGCAACTGGTGGAATGGCGGGTGGTAAAAGAGTCAAGGGAACAGCAACTGGTGGAATGGCGGGTGGAAAGCGAGTTAAAGCTACAGCAACTGGCGGAATGGCGGGTGGAAAGCGAGTTAAAGGAACGGCAGGTGGCGGTGCATCAAAGAAAAAAGCCAAAGGATCTGCTATGACTGTAGCGCAAGCTAAATCGTTCTTAAAGGGTAAAGGCTTTAAAGTAGAAAAATCTTAATGGCTTACCTGATAAGTAACATTCCGCATTTTAAATGTTGGGTGCGGAAAGAGTTTACTTGTAACCATCAAAGATATCATGGCGAATATTTACACGCTCTAGTTATAGCTGTGAATACGATACCGGATCGCTCATTGAGCTTCCAAGTTGTTTTTACAGGCTGTGAAGTTGATGATGATGAGGATATGGAAAACCTTCATGGAGGAGCAATGTGGGCAAGAATGCCGTTGCAAGCATTAGTTGCAGATATTGTTATGGAGGATTGGCCTGAAAAAATGAGCGATCATTTAGCTCAACCTTGGGACTGTGAATCACGCGATCACTCTATTATTACAATGGATAGGGTAAGTAGCAGTCCTTGGCTTGCTAAGATTAACCATGAGTTTTACTCTGCAAGGTATTTATTTACGGTTGATTATACAGATCATCACATAGCAGATGATCCAGCGCAACATAAGCAAAGCCACTTGATGTACATTACGGAACCCGGCCCGTGGTACGGGAATATGGTTGCACTGCCTAACAATCGTGTTAGGGCAACTAGTCCAGCACTCTGGCGCACAGGAGATGGCGCACCGGATTTCTTCCCTAGTCAGAGGTTACACTCTGCGGAGGGACATGAAAGCTACACTGATCCTTCTGTTGTGTTTGATAATTTATACGCAAACAGTGACGAGGATTACGAGGTTGATGAGGATAATTAGATATGGCTCGCGCTAAATCTCAAAAGTCTCTCTCCAAGTGGTCTAAGGAAAACTGGGGAACCAAGAGCGGCAAGCCTAGCGGGAAGACTGGTGAGCGTTATCTTCCCAAGAAGGCGAGGGAGGCACTAACAGACAAAGAGTATGCCGCAACAACCAAAAAGAAAAGAGCGGATACTAAAAAGGGCAAGCAACATAGCAAACAACCAAAGAAGATTGCTAAGAAAACAGCGAGACATCGATAATGGCTACGCCACGCAAAGGTAAAGCAAAGGTAAAAGTTACCTCCTCCGGCAAGAAGGTTAGCTATGGTCAGGCAGGAAAGGCCAAGGGAGGAGGCCCAAGGGTTAGGACTGGTACGTCAAAGGGAGACAGCTACTGCGCTAGAAGTTTAGGCATTAAAAAGCGTCTTTCCAAAAAGAAACAGAATGACCCGAATACTCCTAACAATCTTTCTCGCAAGCGATGGAAATGCTCTGGCGCTAAATCGAAAAGGAAATAAAAATGGCGACAAGCGGAACATATGCATTTGATTTAGATTTAGGCGATGCTATTGAAGAGTCGTTTGAGCTTGCTGGTCTTGAGCTAAGAAGTGGTTACGACTATCGCACAGCAAGAAGAAGTATTAACTTGATAATGCTTGAATGGCAAAACAGAGGTCTTAATCTTTGGACTGTAGAGTTTGCTTCAGAGCAGTTAACTTCGGGCGATGAAACGTACCCGCTTAGTGCTGACAAGTTAGACATAGTGGAAGCGTTTATTAGAACAAACAGCGGAAATACATCTAGTCAGTTTGATCAAACACTTACAAGAATTTCTGGTAGTCAATACGCTCATCTTTCTAATAAATTAACTAGCGGTAAGCCTTTGCAGTTTTGGCTAGATAAAAAGCCATCAGGTATAACGTTTAACTTGTGGCCTGTTCCAGATAGCCAACAAACATATCACCTTTCATATTATTACCTCCGAAGGGTCGAAGATGCCGGTAAACCTGCATCGTTAAACATGAGCATACCTGTCAGATACTTGCCCTGTCTTGTTGCAGGATTAGCGTATCAGCTTTGTTTAAAGTACGTTGAGGCTAACGCAAAAGCACCGATTATGAAAGCGGAGTATGAGTCTCAGTGGACTCTAGCGGCTGATGCAGATAGAGAAAAGGCTTCTATTTATGTGTCTCCCGGAGGCTATAAGTTTTGAGCAGGACTCAAGGTAAATATGCTTTTGGATTTTGCGATCTAACGGGGTTTAGGTATCGGCTAAAGGATTTGGTGCCTGAGATAGTTAATCAGCGCCCTACCGGCCTTCTCGTAGGAAAAGATGTTGTTGATGAGGATCAACCTCAACTACAGTTAGGTAGGATCAGAATGAATGATGATCAGTCTCTCAGAAACCCGCGACCAGACAGAGCGCAGGCGGAAAGCAGAGAGTTATTTGCATTTAATCCTGTTGGCGGGGGCGTAACTCAGCTTGGCAGTAGAACTGTAGGCTTAGATATATCCGCTCACGCAGGAAAAGTTACGGTGGTGACCTCCTAATGGCGTGGACATTTACAACACTAAAGTCATCAATTCAAGACTACCTTGAAACGACAGAGTCTACTTTTGTAAGCGAGCTTCCTAATATTATTACTCGCGCTGAAGAGAGAATACTCAAAGCGGTACAGTTACCTAATTTTAGAAAGAATGTAACGGGTGCAAGTCTTGCGGGTAATCCATACTTATCGACACCTAGCGATTTTTTAGCCCCCTACTCTATTGCTTTGGATAATAGCGGCTACGAGTTCTTGCTCAATAAGGATGTGAACTTTATACGCGAAGCCTATCCGATACATACGGTGACGGGTGTGCCTAAGTATTACGCAATCTTTAATGACGCTACGTTTATTCTAGCCCCGACTCCAAACGCAGACTTTACGTTTGAGTTGCATTACTTTTATCAGCCGGAGTCTATTACAGTAACAGCTAACGGTCAAAGTTGGCTTGGTACAAATGCTGAGAATGCTTTGCTTTACGGTTGCTTAGTAGAGGCGTATATTTTCTTAAAGGGTGACGCAGACTTGATGTCGCAATATCAGCTAAAGTATCAAGAGTCCCTAGATCGGCTAGAGGTTCTTGCTGAAGGCTATGATACAACTGACAGCTATCGATCTGGCACAGTTAGAAAGGCTCGTTCATAATGGAGTCTCTTGGAATGAGCTTGCCGTCAACGCCTATTGTTACTGTTACAACAACAACGAACAAAGGGCATGACCCAGAGTTCTGGGCAGAAAAAGCTACCAATCAGATTGTTTCTGTTGGAAGTCAAAGCCATCCCGCTATAAGGGATCAGGCCGAAGCATTTAAAGAGCAGGTTTATGCTGTGGTTCTGCTTTATATAAAAGAGTCCATTAAGAGCGACAGGTCAACATTGGCTGGGCTACTTGGAAAGAATCAACAGAAAGATATGGCAGACATTATTAGGAGATTGTAATGGCAATATCGCAAGCAATTTGCAGTTCGTTTAAAAAAGAACTACTTGAGGGTAAGCATAATTTTACTGCAAGTAGCGGAAACACCTTTAAGCTGGCAATGTTTACAAGTTCTGCGTCACTTGGCGCGGCTACCACGGCGTATGCAAGTAGCGGAATAAACGAAACAACCGGCACTAACTACCCTGCTGGCGGTGGAACCCTCTCTCCTGCAACGCCCACGCTTGTCGGCACTACGGGTATAACGGACTTTGCTGACTTGACGTTTTCAACTGCAACTGTCACAGCGAATGGCGCAATGATCTATAACGACACAAACAGTGATAGAGCGGTTTGCATACTTGCTTTTGGAGCAGACAAGACATCGACGCAGGGGGACTTTACAATACACTTCCCTACGCCTGACGCAAGCAACGCAATTATTAGAATCGCGTAATTAACAATGGCTATTATTGCAGGTTGGGGCCGAGGTGGATGGGGTGAGTTAGCCTTTGGCGAACCTCTTCCCGTTAACGTAACTCAGTCAGGAATGACGGGTTCTGCGGGAAGCGTCACCGTAACAGCAATAACAAATGTTGACGTTAATGTTACAGGCGTTGTGGGAATTGTTACAACAACCGCGACCACTCAGAAGGCTAATGCTTTTGTTACATTGACTACAAACGAACAACTGTCCTGTGACGCAACTGATGTTAATGTTTACGGGTTAATAATAACGGGACAAACCACAGATTGGAAAGAGGTAGCTTAAATGGCAACTTACGTCAACGACCTAAGACTTAAAGAGATCGCTACAGGCGACTCTTCTGGTACGTGGGGAACGGAAACAAATGTAAACCTAGAGCTAATCGGTGAGGCTATGGGGTATGCGACTAAAGCAGTCGCTGACGCATCAACCTCTACTATAACAATGCCTGACGGTACGGCTACAAATGGAGAGCTTCGATCTCTTTATTTAAAGTTAACTGGAGGAGGCCAAGCATCCACTGTAACGCTTGCCCCTAACACCGTATCTAAAGTCTGGTTTATAGAAAATGCTACTAGCTACACTCTTACGTTTACTCAAGGCTCTGGGGCTAATGTAGCCGTACTTGCAGGTCAGACCAAAGCAATTGCCTCTGATGGTGCGGGAAGCGGTGCCGTCCTGTATGACGTTTTTACTGACTTGTCAGTAGGAGGCGACTTCTTTGTTGCAAGTACCATACAGCCAGCGGGAGACACAGCTTCTGGTGATGCGGCGGCAATAGGCTATACCTCTGCTGAAGGTATTATCTTAACAGGTCAAGGCTCCACATCAGACGTAACTCTCAAGAATGATGCTGATGGTACGGTTCTCACTATACCCACTGGGACTACTAACGTGGACGTTGTCGGGGACTTTACGGCAGGTACGTTAAACGCTGATGGCGACACTGCCGCAGGGGATAATGCGGCGATAGGCTTTACAGCGGCAGAGGGCTTGATACTGACAGGACAAGGCTCAACGAATGATGTGACCATCAAGAACGATGCAGACGCTGATGTAATCGAAATACCAACCGGCACTGTCAATGTAACAGTAGCGGGTGATCTTACCGCCGCAGGAACCTTGAAGGCTACTGGCGACACGGCGGCAGGAGATGGAGCCGCGCTTGGCTTTACAGCGGCAGAGGGCTTGATACTTACAGGTCAAGGCTCTACCAATGACGTAACGATCAAGAATGACGCTGATGCTGATGTAATTGAGATCCCAACAGGTACAACCACTGTAAATTTTGCAGGTGCTGTAGATGTAGTCGGAGACTTAACGGCGGCTACATTTACGCCTGATGGCGATACAGCGGCTGGGGACACTGCGGCTATTGGATTTACAGC